ATGGAAGAGTATGATCCTGAGATGGATCAATTGTTATTTCACTTACCCCTAGCTGGAAGTGCGTTTAAGAAAATTTATTATGATGGTGGTATGGGAAGAGCTGTGTCTAAATTTATTGCAGCAGAAGATTTAGTCGTTCCTTATATGACCTCAGACCTGGTATCTGCAGAGCGTGTAACTCACATCGTAAAGATGACAGAAAACGAAATCAAAAAACAACAAGTGTCAGGTTTCTACCGTGATGTAAAAATTAATCCATATGACGTGGATGATGATATTCAAGAAAAATATGATCAACTAGAAGGTACAAAAAGAGAAGATACATATCAAGATTACACTTTGTTAGAGATGCATGTGCTGTTAGACTTAAAAGGTTTTGAAGAAGAGTCAGGAATTAAAGTACCTTATATTGTCACTATTGATGAGGGTTCAGGTAAAGTTTTATCAATATACAGAAACTTTAGTAAAGCTGATCCAATCAGAAAAAAAATTCAATATTTCGTTCATTACAAATTCTTACCCGGTCTTGGTTTTTACGGCTTTGGCCTTATTCATATGTTGGGTGGTCTTACTAGAACTGCAACTGCTGCTCTTCGTCAATTGCTTGATGCAGGAACATTGTCAAATCTACCTGCTGGGTTCAAGTCTCGTGGTTTTAGAATTAGAGACGACGATCAACCAATCCAACCAGGAGAATTTAGAGATGTTGATGCGCCTAACGGAGTATTAAGAGATTCACTACTACCTTTACCATATAAAGAGCCGTCTGCTACGTTATTTAGTTTATTAGGGTTTTGTGTAGATGCGGGTAGACGGTTCGCCTCAATAGCTGATATGAAATTAGCAGAGGGTGGAACTTCTGAAATGCCTGTTGGCACAACTATGGCTTTACTCGAAAGAGGAACCAAAGTGATGTCAGCTATTCACAAAAGATTACATTACGCTCAAAAGGTAGAGTTTAAATTATTAGCAAAAGTATTTTCTACTTATCTACCACCGACGTATCCTTATCAGGTAGCGGGAGGAAACTCTTTTATCAAAGCACAAGACTTTGATCAACGAGTAGATGTATTACCTCAGTCTGATCCCAATGTATTTTCAATTTCTCAAAGAGTTACAATGGCTCAAATGCAATTACAGTTAGCACAAAGTAATCCACAAATGCATAATCTGTATGAAGCCTTTAGAAGAATGTATGAAGCTCTGGGTATTCAGAATATAGAAAATTTATTACCTCCTCCTCAGCAACCAGCACCTATGGACCCAGGTATAGAAAATGCACAAGCTTTAAAAGGAGCACAGTTACAAGCATTTATTCAACAGAATCATGATGCACATATTGAAGCGCATAGATCTTTTATGTCTTCACAATTAGTTAAGTCACAAGTTGCAATACTTGCTATCTTACAAGGTCATGTTTCTGAGCATGTGTCCTTGGCTGCAAGAGCACAAATACAAGCTGTTGTACAACAGCAGTTAACGCAGATTGCACAACAAATGGGTGGACAAGTTCCTCCACAAATCATGCAACAAATTCAAGAAGAAGCGGAAAATCAAATTTCACAGATTATCGCTGTTGTTACGAATAAAATGGTACAAGAAGAACAACAAGGTTTGATGCAACAGGGCCAAGATCCGATAGTCGAGCTTAAAAACAAAGAGTTAGAGCTTCGCGGTGCTGAAATTCAACGTAAAGCTAAAGAGTCCATGATGCAATTTCAGATGGATCAACAAAAATTAGATCAGGATAGAGATTTAGCAGAGAAAAAGTTGCAAACTCAGGAAGATTTGACAGAATATAGACAGGAAATGGCTATCAAAAGAGATCAATTAAAGAGGGCAGGTAACTAATGGCTAATGGAAACTTAACAAGACAACAAATTCAACAGTTACAGCAGCTAGTTAGGCAGCAAAGTCGTAAAAAAAAACTTACGCCTACAAATTATTTGAGCTCACTCATGAAAAACGTAGTCCAAACGAGGGCAAAAGGGGGTAAAATGTCTGTTGACGAGGCATTTAAGGAAGTAAAAAAGAATCCACCTAAAATAGTAAGGAAAACGGCAAAAAAACATGGCAAAAAAAGAGCAGAAAAACAAAAAATCGCAATCGCCCTCTCAAAAGCAGGAAAATCTCGTACCAAAAGGACTTAAGTACAGTCTTGCGAACATAACTCCTGAGCAATTAGAGGATCTTCAAGCCGTTATCCGCGATCAAACAGCAAATAGTCTTTCATATATAACAGAACAATACGATCCATTAATTGTGGCGAGTGCTTATCTCTCCGTTGTTCGACAGATCTATATGTTGTATCTGAATAAAGAAGAAGCAGAGACTTTATTCGAATGGGCAAAGATAAATATGGATCCAAAAGCAAAAAGTGCTTTCTTGCATTAGAAACAAAATAGTGTAATTTTTCAATATGACTGAACCAAAAAAATTAGGAACTACAATCAGACCGCTTATTGAGTCAATTTTAAAAAAGTCATTAGACAACAAAACTCTTTCACAAAAAGGTTACGATGATGCTATTCGTAAACTGGATTTGACCGATGCCGGTAAAATTGATAATAAGAAAAAAGGTGGTCAGATGAAAAAGAAGAAGAAAAAGAAAAGTTTTCCAGACATGGATGGTGACGGCAAAGTTACCAAAAAAGATATTCTCATTGGTCGCGGTATCATCAAAAAAGCTAAGATGGGTATGCAAATGAAGGGCACAAGCCCACTGTTAAAAGGAAGAAGATAATGGCAGACAAAAAAGAATTAGTATCACTACCTAGAAGAATTGCAGAGATTCTTGAAGGCGGAGACTTAGGTGCAGCAAGTACAAAATTGTTAAATGAACTTGGCTTTGATACTCCAAAACAAAAACTTGAAAAACAAAAACTTGAAAAGAAAAAGAGAGATAAACCAATGAATGTTGAAACCATTAATGTTAAAAAAGGTGGACTAATTAAAAAATACGGCGTGCAGAAAAAAGGCACAAGCCCACTATTGAAAAAGAGGAAGTAATGGCAGTTCAACAATTAGCAAAAGACCAGGCAAAAAGAGAAAAGCAAAAGCAAAAAAAATTAGATGATAAATTTGCAAAAGACGAAGCACAAAATTTAAAAGATATTGAAGATACTATGAGACTTATGGAAGAACGACGTGAGAGGGTTCCTGAAGAACGTATGCTTAAAGATTCACTACCACCTTTACCATACAGTGATAGCTACAAAAAATTAAAGAAAAAAGTAATACCCGGACCAGACGGAATGATGATAGAAGCAAAGAGTGGTGGACTCATGAAGAAATGTGGTATTCAAGTAAAGGGAACAAGCCCTTTACTTAAAAAAAGGAAGGGGAAAAAGTAATGGACAAAGCTACAGATAATAGTACCGTAATTGACGGTAAAAAAGTCCCTTACAAGCTTCCTGCAATAGATCCTGCTAAATCTAAAACTCAGGGTCAAAAAGCAGTGCAAGTGAAGAAGGTACCATTCAAAGGAGTATTCTAATGGATATGATTAAAAAACTTTGGAATGACCATCCAAAAAAGAAATGGTTAATCGTAGGTCTCGTAATAGGTTGGGCAGCCGCTCAATTTATCTAATCAATGTTATCAAAATTATTAGGCGGATCTTTAGTAGACACTGTTGGTAAAGTTATCGACAGTGTCCACACCTCAGAAGAAGAGAAGCTTGCCGCAAGAAATAAGCTCAAAGAACTAGAGAACGAAATTAACTCCAAGCAAATGGATATTAACTTAGCTGATGCTAAGTCCACTGCTACAGGCATTGGTGGTATCATGCAGAGATCTTGGAGGCCTCTGATTGGTATGTCCTGTGCTTTAGCTATATTTTGGGAGTATGTTTTAAAACAATTCTTAGTATTTATATTGGCAGCGTTTAGTGTTGAACACGCACCTTTACCCGAGCTTGACATGTCGACTTTATTCCCGCTTGTCACGGCTTTGCTCGGAATGGCGGGCCTCCGCAGCTTCGAAAAAAGTAAGAAAATTACACAATGAAAAAAACAAAAGCAATAAAGGGAGTAATTAAAGGTTTAAAGAAAGCCTCAAAGTTACATGCCAAACAAGCTAAAACATTGAAAAAAGTCATTAGAAAAAAATAGTGGACGTATTTCAATTATTTAGTTTGTTTAAAAAGCAAATAGAAGAAAGAGAACAAAGCATTCTTGATTCAATTACAGCTGGCTGCAAAGACTGGAGTGAATATAAGTATTTGACAGGTAAGCTAGAAGCATTAAGATCAACAAAAGCAGAAATGCAAGAAACAATGAAGAGGTTTGAAGAAAATGAGTAAACTTATATTGCCTGATTATATGGCTAAAAAAGAAGAAAAAGCTAAAGAAGTTTCAACTATGAAAAAGCTTCCCCAACCAACCGGTTGGAGATTATTGATTATGCCACACACTGGTATAAGCAAAACAAAAGGTGGTGTGCACCTTACTGACAAAGCACAAGAAGAAATTCAACTAACAACTAATGTAGGATTAGTCTTGAAAGTTGGACCAGATGCGTATAAAGATAAAGAAAGATTTTCTGATGGTCCTTGGTGCCAGGAAAAAGATTGGGTTCTTTTTGCTAAGTACGCAGGGT